GCAGCATCTGCGCGGCCATCCCGCCGTAGTTCGGGTCGTGCAGGCCCTTCATGGCCTGGTCAGGCATCGCTTCACCTCGCCGAGGTCCCAGTGAGATACGACCTCATCTCTCTGAAAATTGGCTGCATCTCCGGGGTCAAATATTTGTCCCATCCGGGGTTCTGCTTGGGGAAAACGCCGCCCCGCACATACGCATCCAGCCTGCTGTCCCGGTCCCACTGCGGGTATGGCGACGTCGTATAGGACGGGTTGGCCGCCTCCATTTTATAGGCCTCCTGATCCGCTCGCAGGTGCTCCGGTGTCCGCGCAGCACCGAGCTGCTGCTTCAGGGCGTAAAACGTTCGATCCACCGGTTGACCGGTACGCGGATCCACCGAGCCCAGGTGATGCAGCAGATCTCCTGCGATCGCCTCATTCAGATCGCCACCCTGCAGGTTCTTGTTGAACAGCTGAACGTGAAGCTGGCCAGGCGTAGGATTATCACTCTCCCACGGCTGATAGAATTCCAGCTGCCTATCGTCTTGCGGGCCGCTCGGATTGCCGCGGGACACCACTGTATTGGCAGTGTACGGAGCCAGCGCAGGATACTGCGCTGCCACCGGGTTGGCTGTTCCCATCATGGTGCGTGCCATCGCGCCGTAATCCACCGGGTCCACTGGCTCGGGCATCGCCTCACCCCAAGTTGCCCGGCGCTAATGGCGGCCGCGGGCCGGCAAGGCCACCGGCGACCATGTCGGTGCCGCCGGAGATCGCGCCGGGTGGCGGCGGCGCGGGTGGCGCTGCGCCTGGTCGCACCGGGCCGCCGGGACCGCCTGGCGGCATCTGCCCGGTGGGCGCGATCGCGCTCGGGATACCCATGCTCCCGAGCGGGCCCGGCGCAAACTGGCTGGGCGGACCGGCGTTGGCCGCCTCGATGTTCTTCGCCATGGCGAGAATGTGCGGCTCCAGCTGCATGGTCTGCGGCGTGAACGAGGTCGCCACCTTCGACATCGCGTCGGCGATGTTCTTGGCGACCTTGCTCTTGCTCTCGTCCACCTTGGCGTTCTCGCCGGCGATCGCGATGGTCTTGAGCTGCTCCTTCTGCGGGTCGGGCTGGTTGGTGGCGTCGAGCCGCTGCAGCCACTTCTTCTTGATCCGCGCCGGGATCGGCGCCAGCTCGATCAGCAGCGCCGGCGGCACTTGGGCGCCGCGCGAAGCCAGCGTGCCCAGGGTATCAAACGTGTCCATCATCATGTTGATGGTGTCGGCGCCCTCGTCGATGATGATGTCGACATCGATCGCCGAGATGTTGTTGATGTTCTGAAAACCGAGCGTCATCGGGTCGTAGCGCAGCCCGTTGATTTGCACCAATTGGGCCTCATCCTCGGGATCGATTATCCGGATCCAGCGTTCCAACTGCCAATGCTTCTTGACATTGGAGAACACCGAGCGGTAGAGCCGCAATTTCCAATCTTTCAGCTCGATGATGTACGGTCCTAATTCTGCAATTCCCGCCTGTTGTAATAGCGCGATCGCGCGCCCGCTCCTGGCCTGATCACCCTGACCGATCAGCGCCGGGTTAGGACCAAAATTCTCAATTTCCACTTTCGCGTCTTCCAGAAACGCGATCTGGCCCTGCATGTCGGCGAGCTGGCGCTGATCATCGAATTCCGGCTTCTCGGCATCCCACTCGATGATGCCATCGGTTTTCACCAGCTCCTGGCGCATACGGTTGACGTCCATGGTGCCGCGGCGAACAAATGTGCGGCGGGTGTTGAGCAGATGCAGCGCCTTGGAATAGCGATGGTTGATCTCGTCCTGAATATCTTTCATGTCGCGAATGAACCCGAAGCGGTCACCGTCGGGATCGATGAACGCGCTGAACGCCAGGAACTTGCTCATGGTCAAGCCCTCGACGTCGACGAACGGCGACAAGCCTTCCATCAGGATGGTGCCGTAGGTGTACAGCGCCCAGCACCACTCGCCGTTGCGGTAATACCAGACATCGACCAGACGGATACGCTTGCGCACGCTGTCCATCCAGCGGATGGCGCGCTCCCCGTCCTCGGAGTAGACTGCACCGGTATCGTTACTCGAAGTTGCTTCCAGGTCGGCCCATTTCTCCGGAGGTGAAAATTGTTTGGCTATCTCAATGTCGACCCACTTGGCGGTGCCCATGAACAGAGCATCCGTGAAGTCAGCGCGATAGCTGCGGGGGTCGTAAAAAAACGTGTCGGTGGTTACATGCTCGAGCGTGACGTCGAGGTCACCCTCGATGCGCTGCTTCAATCCCAGTTCCAGGCAGCCTATACCTTCGCGCGCTGCGTCGGAGGCCACTTTGCTGGACAGGCTCTCCCACCGGTTGCTGTCGAGCACATAGCGGATGACGGCCGTCGCGAGATCGGCCTGCTCCTCCGATTTGGGCGTACGGGCGTAACATTTCGGATCCTGGCGCAACCTTTCCACCAGTCCGACGACGGCATTGATCTTCCGCTTGACCCGGTTCCTGGTCACTTTCGGCTGGTTACGCAGTTTAAGCTTCTTTAGCTCGTCCGCGGTCCACTGATCGCCGGCATTGTACCGGCGCGCCATACGTTTTTCCTGCACCTCCCAGGTTTTGGTTGCCAGATAATTCTCGTAAAACCTTCGCAGCTCGGCAACCGGCAAAAATTGATCGGTCGGCTGGGTCCCCCACTTGCTCTCGGCGTTGGGAGGATTGAGCTGGGTGAACTGCGGCATCCGGCGCGGCGTGCCGGGGCGATCCTGATTACCAAACATCCCCGGCGTCACCAGCGCCGGGTTGAAGCCGCCGGCCATGCCGGTCAATCCCCAGTTCAGGTTCTGTGGAAATACCGATGACGGCGAGAATACCATCTTAGTGCAGCGCCCGGCCGAGGCCGCCGAGCAACTCCGCTCCAATCCAGAACGCAACCGCCGCCCAGCCCAGATGAAACTTTCCGGCCTGCACCATCACACAGGCGGCAATCACACTGAGAACGAAGGCAAATACCAGGAGAATGAGCCCTACGTTCGCCATCGTCATAACCTCACGCACTACGCGCTTTCCCAATCTACTGCCAAGAGATCGGACTGCGAGCACAGCCACGGCACCACATCACCCTGCGCGGTCTTCATATCGACGTGCGCATGGTAGCTCACCTTCTTGCCAACCAATTCCGGGCAGGCTTTTCCCATCGGCCGATCGGCCTCCACAACGAACTGTGAACCAGGAACCAGAAATACATACATGCCGTTCCAGCCGGAACGTCGCACGCGCGCGCCGGTGTGCAGCTGTTTTACCGCCCAACCAATTGTTTCCATCGCCATCATCCTTTTAACGCTTACAAAGTCGCCCCTCGCGCAGGGGCGTGGATAGAAACGCGAGCGACGCTACATCGCTTTAATGCAATGGTCGAGAGCGCCCGAGAACGCCGTAATGCTTCTCGACCAGCGGATGCGGACCGAGCGCCGCAGTCAGCCGTTGCGCCATCGCCCGATCCAGCCGGTTCTGCCAACGGCTGCCATCCTCCAGTTCGATCGCAATCATCAGCACGAGCCGGCCCTCGAGCCGCGCTTCCCAGATGGCGAGCACCTTGGCACCCTGCTCACCATGGCGGCGCAAGTGGCGCAATAATTTTTCCATCACATCGCCTTGTTGAACCCGTCGAGACCCTGGTGCTGGCCCAATTCGCCGTCGACCGGGCGATAGCCGGACAATAGCCCCGAAGGTTTCTTGCGCACCGGCGCGCCGTAGGTCGCGGTGTCGAGGAGTTGCCCAATCAGCCCCAGTGCATCTACCTGATCGTCATGCCGTCCGGCCGGGAACGTCAGCAGCTCGTGCTCGAGCGCCGCGCGCCAACCCACGCCGTCCGGCACGTACAGCCCCTGCAGCGCCATCCGCCCGCGAATGCTCTGCGCCCGGATCGCCTTGTCGCCGCGGGTCGGCATCGGATTGCGCAGCACAAACGCTTTCCTTTCCCGCATCCGGTGCTCCAGGAACGGCCCAATGCCGGCGCGGATCTGACCCTGCTCCTCGGCCCAGGCTAATGGCCGCCAGCGCCGAACAAGGTCGCAGAAGGCCTCAACCCACCGATCGGATGCGGCCTGCTCGCGCCAGAGGTCCAAAAGATACATCCGGCCGGAAGGATCAATCCCCACCACCACATGCACCGTGTAATCGCCACCGTCGGCCGTGACCGCATAGTCCGAGGCTCCATACACATGCAGCTGCGCCCGCGGCGGATCGCGATCGTAACTCTTCAGCCAGCCGCGCAGAAAGTAATTGCCCTCGTCCGGCGCCGGCCGCTGCTGGTAGAGCGCCGACCAGTTGCGCGGCGTCTGCGTCGCCTTCTCCCGGCGCAGCACGGCGCCATACCCGTAGTCGTCGTCCCACAGCATCTCGCCCGGCTTACGCCCCAG